CCAACCCCAGGGGGCACACAATTCTTTTTGGCATACGCGATAAGTGTAATCAATTTGGTCTAGTATGCCTTGTAAATATCTTCCATCAAAAAATCCGACTTCTTCAAAAATGTTCCAATGATAATAACAAAATTGTTTGTTTACTTTTTCCGCAAAGCTAATTCCTATTCCGTCATAATCAATTGAATTTTTAATCTTATAATTACCACTATAAACTAGATATTTAATACCACTTTTTTCTGCGGCTTCAATGTATTTATTGAATATATTATTATCTAATATTTCTACTGCTTCATCTAATAAAAATATATGTTTACACTCATCATTGATCATCTGGTATAATAATTTGTTTTTTGTCCATGTAGTGCATTTTTCAACAGGCTCATAATAAAAATTATATTCTGAATATAATGTCTTATTTTTTGGTTCTCCAATAAAGCCTATTCCAATTTTTTCTTTCATATTTTATCCTTAAATACAGTTGTTATATAAATCAATTGTATATTCCATTACGTCTTTTTTGTTAGGTATGTCTAGTAACTCAATAAATTCTCGTATACTCGATTGAATATCAATTCCGTCTATGGACAGTGATGCTCCCGGGGCTGTAAGATTATCTGCAATATTATGGTTAACTTTAAAGCTCATTGGCCCCATGGATTGAAGTTTAGTACATAAAATACTTAACTTGTTGGTATCAATAATTCTATCAATTTCAAATGAAACAATATTATTATAAATTTCGGATTCCCAGTAATCAGGTATTTTTCCTGCCGCAACCATTTCTGATAATTTTAGTTTTTTGTGTCGTGGTGACAATTTGTTTATAATGAATTCATATTCCATTGTTTCTAAATTGAAAATATAATATCCTTTATCGTCACCGTAATCACCCCAATACATTTCATATGGGCATCCTATATACATAATAGTACCATTATCGTACTTTCGAATATCGGTGGCATGAAAATGCCCCGTGATTACAAATTTAGCATATTTTAATATGTCTGATGATTCTATACCATTATCACATATTATATTTGATGTTAGCTTAAAATTGTTAATTGCAAAGTGACCAAATAATATATCACTGTATGGTAATTTTGTATAATCTCCGGCCCATGGACAAAATGAAATTTGTTTATCAAATGCAGTAATGGATGTCGGTTCACTGAAAACAAATATATTATCCCAACCATTTAATAGTCCTAAAGAATGTACATCTGCTCTGTCTTTGTAGTATGTATCGTGATTACCGGGGATTATAAATATATTAAATTCTTTCCATATATTAAAAATTTCGTTTACAACGTGAATAGTATTAACTGAAATTTCATTCCTATTGTGAAATATATCACCGGGAATAACAATATCTTGAATACCCCTCTTTATTAAATCTTTTTTAAAGTTTACTGCAAAATCTTTTGCTACTTGATGCCAAGTTTCACTATTTTGGTGTACTCCAAAATGTGTATCTGCTAGTATTGCTATTAATTTATTTTTAAATTTCATTAGTTATTATAGTCGTAATAATCTGAATTGTTTTTGTATGGTGCTACTTTATGGGGCATAATTTCCCCCATAATTTTATTATAGGTTTCTTCTTGATATACCCGTAATGCTTCATATGCTTTCTTTTCTTTTTTGATTCTGTTTTTAAATGCATTAAATGCAATTGTTGTAAAATAACTAAAAGGGTTTCCTTTGGCCTGAGAAGGATTAAATTTTTTGTGAGTTAGTGCGCTCATAATTTTAATGACTGCATCCCCAATCATATCGTCTTTAAATGGATAATTGATAAAATTAGGTCTATATCCTAATCTATGAGCAATGTTACAAGCCATTGTGACTAATTCATCAGACATGACATCTGTTTCATAATATTTTGCTAGTTCAATGCTAAATCTTTTAGGGTTTACATAATAATCTTCAACATCGGCTAATTCATTTTGTAATTTTTTTGCTAATTTTGTATTTATGTTTTTATTAACTCCATCTTTCTTCGATGTGTTTGATGCCATAATTTATATTTTCCTCTTCATATAATTCTAACCTATGTTCTAAATGTTTCAACCCATAATATAAATTATCTGCCAAATCAAATATGGTTAATAACTTTTTACTATCATGTTTGCGGAGTCCGCGGCCAATGCTTTGTAGTATTCTAATTTTTGCTTTTCCTGTTAATGCAAATATTATATAATGTATATTTTTTATGTTAATACCTGTAGCAAATATACTACTCATAGCAACACAAATAATGTTATCATTGACTTCCATCAACTCACGAATTTTTTCACGGTCTGACATTTCGACCTCTCCTCTGACATATTGTATGTTTTTATCGGGAGCATAGGTTTTCAGAGTATCTAAGATTTGATCTTGATGCTCTAATCTGTCTACTAATATCAATGTATTTTTGTCTATATTATTACATAGTTTTCCAATTAATTTATTTCTAAATTCGTTTTTATAAATAAAATCACATTCTTCAATGTATAACCCCGTAGGATTTGTAATACTAGGTTTTGATTTGAATATTGGTCTATTCTTATAATTTATTTTTAATATAACAGCTTGTGCTGATGCAATATGCCCTTCACGTTGTAAATCAACACTTTTTCTTTCATATATAATAGGCCCAAATTTGCCAATAATGTTCCATATATCTATTTTAGAATCTGGGAGACTACCAGTAAACCCAAATTTATGGGGTGTTTTAATTTTTTTGAAAATATCGTTTATACGATTCCCAGCTCGGGTTTTGTGACACTCGTCATTTATGACTAAATCATAATTATTTAAAATATCTATATCTTGTTTCTTGCTCATTAAAATAGTATTACTTGCAATAACTATATCCGTATCAGTATATTGATTACTAGAATCCCATTTACTAATGGTATAATATTTGCCCAGTCCATATTCTATAAAATCTTCATATGTTTGATTAACTAGTGAAGGGATAGTAATAAGTAATGTTTTACCACGAGTTATATTGTTAATGTTATGTATTAACATTCCCATGGTTAATGTTTTACCGCCAGCAGTACCTATCATTACAATTCCATGCCCAAATTGTAAACATTTTTTTATACAATCAATTTGATATTGACGAGGAACTATATCTAATTCTAATGGGTTGTAGTTTTCATCATTTATCCAACCACATTTAAATTTCTTTTTAAAATTATCAGTTATGATACATTCATTAGGTATACCTAATAAATTTATTTGACTATATACTTCGGGAAAAATTCCAATACTAAATCTTCCGTTTTTTGTAATAGCATATCTTCTAATGCTTTGCCAATTACCACTTCGTCTGTATTTGCCTAGTGTTGCACCTTTATCTTCTACAGACATTGATTCGCGAAGCAAATCTAATTGTTCGCTATATACGATGCCAAGTTTATATTTGGGATCCCAATCAAATACAAATTTAACCATTATGTGGTTTCTAGCTCCATTATTTTTATAATATTTGAAATATCATAGGTCATTGATTTAGAAATGATTTCTATTTTTTCCAAGTAATCAATAATTATATCTTGTTCTTTTATTAAACTGTTAATCTTTTGAATTGGAGCTGAATTTTCGTATTTCTTTTCCATTGCTTGTTTACTTAAACCTATATCTAAATTTTCTTTTTTAAAAAGTTCTTCTATGGCTTCTTTCTTTATGTTTTCTAATTCATGTTTACGGACCTTATGCTGTATTAGATAGGCAACATATTTATGTTTAATGCCCGGTAACATTAATTGTTTATCTTTTAAATTAAACTCATTAATAACAGCATCTTCTTCAAATTCTGTTTTATATTTAGTCATTAAATCAAATAATGATGATTTTTTGCCAGACATACCGTTAAAAACTCCTTGTATATACTAAATAATTATACGATAAACTTGACATATTGCAACGGAGTATTATATGAAAAATAAGAAAAAAATCAATGAAATGACCGCAGGTAGTGTACTAATGGGTCCAAATACTGATTGTACTGGACATGGTGGTGATGTGCCCGGCGGATCAGACTTTTATGCAAAAGGTGATGCGCGTATACCCAAGGTATTAGGTAAAGGTAATGTTATAACTAGAATAGGTAATGCTAAAAAAAGAAAAAGAAAAAATACATTATTTGATTCATATTTTAATAAAGCTTTGTATCCTAGACGCATAATTAAAGAATTAAATACATCATTTGTATTAACAATAACACAAAAAAATTTAGAAAGAATTGTTGAACATATGGTTCAAGAGCATACAGAAGTTTATGATACTGTACGTAATGATTATGGACATTTAAAGATTAAATTTAACACGGATGATAATAATTTTGAACAATTAAGTACAAAATTAGTAGGCATGTTTGAAGATAGATTGAATAAATCAATATTTTTAAATATAGAAAAAACAGTTCAACCTATATTGACAGAAAAAGAATATCTTAAAGGTGGTTTAGCAGACGGATTGTCTGATAATGACTTAGCCAAAAAACATAATGAGCCACTTAAAAAAGTAAAGAAATCATTAAAACGCGGTGCACAAGTTGAAAAAGAACATACATCAAATCCTAATATTGCACGGGAAATTGCTAAGGATCATGTCGCCGAATTGGGTTCGAGATATTACCCCGAATTAGATAAAATGGAAAAGAAAATAAAAAGGAATAAATAAAAATGAAATTTGATTATTTAGTTAATCTAATATTAGAAGATACCGATCCCGTAATTGAATTTGCTTCCATGGCCCATGAAAAATGGCGTAAGAACTGGGATCCGGAAGGTACAGGTAAACCTAGAATAAAAAAGAATAGTGATGGTACTGAAGGTGATATTAATGTTCCTTTTGATAAATTGCATTCTGATTGGAAAAGAGAAAACTTAGCTGCAGGTGAAGCAGCCAAGGAAGCTGTTGAAAAATTTCCGGATGATGAAGAAGCAGGTGCTGAGTATATTCATATAAAATGGATGGAAAGAAATCCCCGCGAAGAATGGAATGCGGATCAGCATGTTCCATATGAAGAATTACCTGATAAGGAAAAAGAAAAAGATAAATTGCAATATAGAATAATGAAATCATTATTAGATGTTGAAGAACCATATGATGAATAATAATTTACATTTAGATTTAGGGCATTGGGAATATAATGATGTAATTCCTCGAAATACATATGGATTTATATATTGTATAGAAAATACTACTACCGGGAAAAAGTATATAGGAAAGAAACAAATGTTACATGTTAAAAAACTTAAACCCCTTAAGGGCAAAAAGAATAAG